AAAGAACGTTGCAGGTTATCGTAACTATGACTCTTCAGAGTTCGCACGTCAGGATTCATTGCTGGATGATGACGATGCCATGGAGGCAATCTGGAAGAAGGAGTATTCCCTTGAGGAGTTCACCGGTGCAGACCAATTCAAGTCCTATGATGACCTGAAGAAGCGTCTGAACTATGTTCTCGGCAACAACTCTCCTACTCGTATTGACGAAGAACTGGAAGATGAGAGTGAAGGTCGTGGTCCTGCACCTTCACCAGTTCCCGAGAATCTCCGTGACGAACTGAATAGTCTGAAACCGACTGCTTCAGTTGATGAAGATGATGACGATACTCTATCTTACTTTGCTAAACTAGCAGAATAATAAAAAGGGGTCTTACGACCCCCTTTTTTATGGCATTCTGTTTTTAGTATTTTCTGTTCGAATAAGACGTTCATTAATGAATTCGGATGATCTGGAATAAATCATCTCTTGACGCATATCATTTAAAAATTGTTGCAAATATCCTACTTTGAGTAAATAAATTGATCTCTTGGCATCATTCTTTCTGACTTCATATTCATAATTTGATATGCCATTGATTGGAGAAATTGTCGTGGTATAATCACTGGGATCTGGAATACTAAAAGTAGAATCAACGACTTTACCTTTGGGTAAGATTAATCTACCATTAGAGTCTTTGACCTCTCTAGTTTCATAAAAACGCACTTCATTCAACTGATTACCATAGAGTTGATTTGAATAGTTATAAATCTGTCTATCTGAGAGTGGCCATTCATCTCTGACATTAATAATACCGGCAGTCATCAGAACAACCCAATCAAGTTCTGCATCACCATATAATTCTTCTGCAACAGTGTCAGGTCTTGCACCCTCTACAATTTCATATTTGTTGAAGATAGTAAAAACATTTTGCAAGTCATCACGAAGTTTGCATCGCCTAAAAAGATTTTTAACTATTAAATAATTTCTTGATGAATTGCTGTCCGACAAAAATGATTGGTATGCAATATTTGGTAGTTCTCTGAAATATCCCATTTTAGTATCCTACTCCTCCGAATCCCGTATTTCTTTCTCTAGGCGTGCCCATATCAATATTAGTTGGAACATCTTCAAAGAATCGGTCTGAATCTCCTCTAAAATCACTCTCATAATCAATATCATAAATCGGTGCGATTTCTTTGAATTGCAGAGTCATAGTCATTGATACTGGTGTGCCATCATTATATGTTGAATATACCCCCTCACCCGTATAATTCACTGATATATTTTGCAAAAAACATTGTTTGAATCTATTTAAAAACGGATGTTCTCCTCTACCTTTTCTATATCTCAACTCAAAAACATTTGGTGTTGATAAAAATAATCTTGATCCTCCTGCTTTGGCAGCCATTCCTTTCTTAAAAAATCTAATTATATTTTTAACTTCTCTACTTTCTTCCGGACTTCTGGGAGTCAGTTTAAATGAAAAACTAAAGTTTCTCAGTGATGGTCCATTGAAAAGCAACTCCATATTTGGATTGAAGATTTGACCACTTTCTCTTGCTTGAATTTGATCTATGGTTACATTAGCACCAAAAACACCAACTGCTGATCCTGCTAATTGTTTTGTGATGAGATCTATTGCATTTTCTACAGTTAGACCCGTTGCTTCTAATGCACCCTTGCCTGAGACTTTCAATTGCTCGATCGCCCCCTTAAGATTACCCTCTCCTATCAAACCACCTACTTTTTGCATGACATCCATACCAAGTCCCAGACCAGCACCAACCAAGGCATTCATGGTGCTGTCAGCATAATTAACTGTGTTTCCATCTTGTAGACTTGACGGCACTGGAAGTAAAACAGTTCCTAAAGGTTCTTTATTCGTATTTCTTCGAAATCCTTCATTAGGGTCTCTAGTGTAACTTTGAAATGTTTTTAGTCGTGCAACTTCAACTGTTTCTTCTATTGTTTCTGTTGCAATAACACCGGTGCCTTCAAAAGAAGGATCATCCCCGCTTACGTTTCTAGTCGTAGATACAGTTTCCGTTAGTGATCTCGTTCCTTCTCCTCGCGCTATAGGAACATAGTCCATCATATCAATCTGTAGATAATCAGTGCCATCCACAAACATTGTGTATGGATATCGAAGAATATTTAAACCATTAAATCTCTTTCTTTTACGATTACTTACAGCGGTCATTACATAACTACTTTCGTTTCCCTATTTATTTAGTCACTAATTTGGCATAGTTTATATTTTTTAGATCATCAAACTCATCAATATCAACAATATAGAGTTGTCCTGCTAATTCAGACCATGTATATGCTCTAGATTGTCCCCAATGAAAATTAATACCAACAAATCCCCACTGATAAACTCCGGTGCAGGCAACTAGTGGATGTTGATCATATGTAATGTTAGGAGTCTTAGCATTATAGACAAAAGTATAATACCCACCAACATCAGGGACGGGCGTGACTGTTCTGTTGAGAGCACTCATGATTTCCATCATCTGCTCTTCAGGGTCAGTCATATTAATAATATCATCTTTAATTCTTTCGATACGATTCATCTAATTCCCAACTCATCTTCTGTAAGAATTTTAAACTCCCATTGTCTATCTTCACAGAACTCTCTTGCTGCTTTCCACTTTGCCTGATTCTTGGCATACTCACAAACTTCATAGATGTATCCCTTCGTCTTTCTTTTCTGAACTTTGGGTTCAATACATTGTTTCTTTGGTTTGATTTCAATCACATATTTTTTAATCTTTCCACCTTTTTCTACAACTTTGATATAAAAGTCTGGAAAGTATCTATGATATCTATTATCAATTGGCGAGACATATGGTAGTGCAATCTCTTCACTTCCCCATTCTAATATATTTTCATTACTATCACAATATTTCATGAACTTCAATTCCCATAAAGATCTATAGATGATATTGGTATGATCACCTCTATACTTGTTAGGATATGATGGACGATATTTTCCCTTATAAGACATCTAAATAACTAATAATATAGGACTCTCATAAGGTATTTAGAGTGGGAAATAGAATAGTCAAAAAATTCTCCATGAGAGATATGAGAGAGGTCATAGGAGACCTTTCTCAAACCAATCATTATATGGTCAGTTTTTCTACCTTGAATAATACTCTCATGAGTTATATTCAAAAAAGAATTGGTTTCCAGGAAGATGTAAGATTATTTTTATCGAGAAAAAGTGGTCTGCTTTGTTCTGAGGCATCATTACCCACAAGTTCACTTGCAACCGGAGAGGTTCGAGATAATTTTATGGGAATTCCTCAGGAGTTTGCTCATACTCGTTTATATACTGATATTGATTTTACATTTTATGTTGATACTAATTATGTCAACTTAAGAATATTTGAATCATGGATAGATTATATTTCCGGAGGATCTGAAGGAGATCAAGTATCTGAATTAAATGAAAACTATTATAGGAGAATGAGATATCCTGATACATATAAAGTTCAAACGATGTTCATCTCAAAGTTTGAAAAAGATTTCAACTCTCAAATAGATTATCAATTTATTAATGCATTTCCAAAATTAGTCACCGCAATCCCGGTTTCTTATGGTGCCGCAGATTTATTAAAAGTAACCGTACAATTCTCATATGATCGCTATATTGTAAATCCCAAAGGATCTATTAAAAAAGCAAACATAAGTGAGTTTAGTGATATTCCTCGTGTGGCAAATGACACAAATTCCAATGATTTTAACTTCATTACCAGTGGACTTTCACCAGAATTCCTTGACTCCATCACCCAATATGATGTTAATTTACCAGTAAATTTTAATGGAGGAAATATAGATAATTTTATAAAGGCACAGAATGATCCCAGATTACTAGAGTTGACAAGAATACCAGGAAATCATGCACAGAAGACGCCTCAACCGCAACCAACACAAACAGAACCACCAGTAGTACCCAACAATAGTCCATTTCCAAATAATCCTCTTGGAGATACGACACTACAAAACCAACAATTTGTTGAGAATTGGAATAAAAGATTTAACCCGGATGGAACTCCAAAATCAACAAACTAACGCTCAACGAAAAACAGAGGGAATACTTCCATATATTCCTATCTAAATAAAATCACTGACTTGTATTACACATACTATGCCTTTACCCAAGATTAATACACCGACCTATGAGTTGGTATTGCCTTCTACCGGAAAGAAAATTAAATATAGACCTTTCCTTGTAAGAGAAGAAAAAATTCTTATTATGGCAATGGAATCTGAAGATATGAATCAGATTACCAATGCAATTATTCAAATCATTAGTGATTGCCTTCTTACAAAAGATATTAAAGTAGAATCTTTAGCAACTTTTGATATGGAATATTTGTTCCTAAACATTCGTGCAAAGTCTGTTGGTGAAACTGTAGAAGTCAATGTGACTTGCCCTGATGATGGTGAAACTCAAGTTGAGATGTCAATCAATATTGATGACATTAAAATTAAAAAAACTAGAGGACATAAGAATATTGTCAAACTTGATGATAATCTCTCGATGAAACTTAAGTATCCATCACTCGATCAATTTATTGAAAACAATTTTGATACTGGTGAGTCATCTAATGAGATTTCTCAATCACTTTCAATGATTACTTCTTGTATTGAAATGGTTTATAATGAAGAAGAAAGTTGGGAGGCATCTGATTGCACCACAGAAGAACTAAATGATTTTGTGGAGCAAATGAATACCAAACAATTTAAACAAATTGAAAGTTTTTTCACCACAATGCCAAAATTATCACACAAAATTGCGGTTAAAAATCCAAAAACTGGTGTAGAGTCTGAAATTCTCCTTGAAGGGTTAGCAGCTTTTTTCAGTTAAGTATGGCTCATACCAATCTTGAGTCATACTTTAAGATTAATTTTGCTTTGATTCAGCATCATAAATATTCATTAACAGAGATTGAAAACATGATTCCTTGGGAGAAGGACATTTATCTGGCACTACTTCAACAGTACATTGAAGAAGAAAACTTAAAGGCACAACAAAAGAGTGGAAACTAATCTAGAGCAGCAAACACCAAAACTAAACGTCACGAATGTCTCATCGGCAGTATTCGGAAAGGATGGTCCTGCTCTGGGTGAAGAAAGTAAAATTGGTAAACTTTCTCGTATTGTAAGAACCACTCGTCTCAAAGTAAATGAAGTTGAAAAAAGTATTACTGGAATATCTGCAAAATTTCTTGAAATAGATAAAAAAATTACATTAAACACTGAGAATATAACAGGTAATACAAAAAAGACCGAAACAAATGCAGATAAAATTACGCGACTGAAAAAAATACTTCAAAACCAAAAAAGTGATATAGGAAAAAAATTACCGGACAGCACAGAAAAGAAAGATAAGGCACAATTAAATACTACACTATCAGAAACCAATAGAATTCTTGTAGAAATTCAAAAGCAACTTGCACAGGATTTTGGTGCAAGAGAACAAGAAGCAAAAGAAGAAAGTGAGGAGTCAAAAGAAGCAACATCTAAACAAAGATTTAAACGAGAAGAAACTGCACTAGAAAAATCTGCAAAATCTATAGTTTCTACGGCCAAAAAAGCAACTAAAAAAGTTGTATCTCCTCTTGGAAATATTTTTGAAAAAATATTAGCATTCATAGGAATTCTTGGCAAAGGCATAGCACTTAATGCTGCTTTTGCATGGTTCCAGGATCCAGAAAATCAGAAAAAATTAAAGAAATTTTTTAATATATTAAAAGAAAATTGGAAATTGTTGGCAAAAATATTACTGACTATTGGAGGAGCAATTTTAGTAGGTAAAATAATTGGATTTATTAGTGCAATATCTGGTCTCGTTGGATTTATTATGGGTCCACTTGCAGTAGCTATGGCATTGGTATTAGCAACAGCTACATCAACTGCCGAGTATGACCAAATCACTGGTCCAAATGCTGTTTATGCTGATCCTAGATTAGGAAAAGGAAAAGACTTTGAAGTAGATCAAAATCCGATTTCTAGAATTTTTGGTGATCAAAATAGCAAAGAAGCAAGAGAAGGGAGAGCCAGAACTAGAATAACTTTAATTGAAGGAATTTTTGCCCGGAAAAAATTTGAAGACTGGGATCCAATGGCTCAATTAAAATATGATGAAGCAGTTAATTTCTTAAAATTAGATAAAGATAAATTATTGGAGAGGTTAGAACCTCAGAGACAATATGGAGCAGCATTCAGAAAATATCAAGCAGGAGATGGTCCACTTCCAGGACAAGAACCAACAATAGAATTTTTAACCGATAAAAATATTGCTGGATTTAGAGAACTCGGTGGTCCTGTAACAGCAGGAAGAACATATTTGGTCGGAGAAAAAGGACCAGAATTATTCTCTCCAAATATTGATGGATCTATTGTAAATAATATGAGAACAGAGAAAATATATCAAATGCTTGCATCAGGTAAGAGAGGTAGAACTAGAATTGTAAATTTACCACCACAAGTAATTGAAGGTCCAAAACCAGAGGTAAATGTGAATCAAGGTCCTGCAACTCAAGCACCTAGAATATTAAGTTCTAATCCGTTCGATGGTTCGAGATTAGTAACCCCTGAAATTTACGGAATATCGGTGTAGTATTATGCCTTTACCTCTATTAGGACTAGCATTAGGAGCAGGAAAAGCAATAGTCGGCGGAGTAGCAAAGGCAGCTACTGTAGGTGCTAAAGTTGCTGTATCTGGAGCAAAAGTTGGTGCTAAAGCATCGGTATCAACGGGTAAATTCTTTGCAAAGGGTGGTGCTAAAGTTGCTCGTGGTGGCGTTAAAGTTGCAAGACAAGGTAGTAAACAAGTTGTAAAAGGTTCGAAATTTTTCAAAAAGAAAGTTATTGATGGTGGGATCGCAAAAAGATTAAAACAAAACGCAACTAATCTTCGAGATTCTCTCAAAAAAGCAAATAAAAATCAGGATAAATTGAGAACCAAGAAGCAACAGAGAGAGGAAAAAACAAAAAGTCTTAATAAAAAAAGAGAAAAAGAAAAACAATTAGAGTCAAAACAACCTAATGCTCGTGGCAATAAACTTAAAAATCTTTTGGCAAAATCTCCTTTAGGTATTTTTGATAAATTATTTGCCCTTGGTGGATTATTACTTGGTGGTATTCTTATTAATGCCGTGGGTGGTCTCATAGAGAAGGGAAAACAATTTGTAAAAGACAATCAAGAACTTTTTGATACTATTGGAAACTTTTTTACGGGTGTGAAAAATGTTGTCGTTGACTTATTTAACTCTTTTACTGGTCCGGCATCGGAAGAAGGCAAGTATGATTGGTTGGCAAAATTTGATGATTCTGGAAAATTAACTGGAGGAATACTATTACAAATAGAAAAAGCATTTGATAGTGCTGCTGATATTATTAATATGGTAGATAAATTGAGAGGTGGTAAAGGTGATATTGCAAACTTCATGTATTCAGATAAAGGACAAGCTTTAGCAATGCAAGGTGGTAAAGAGGGGATTCTTGATAAAAATACCGGAAAGTTTTATGAAAAACCATTTACTCAAGAAGAACAAGAAAGATTTGATAGAGGTGATACTAGTATTGGATCAGCATATCCATCGGCACAAACACCATCAGGAGCAGGCACAGATCAACCAATTAATGATACATCTGCATCTAACAGAGATGATGACCATAGTGTTAATACACCACAAGGTGGAGGAAATTATCCTGGATTTGTCCCAGGAAGAAACCCCAAAACAATATATTTTCATTGGAGTGGTGGAAATCATAATGGACGCCCAGCACCATATCATTCTTTCGTAGATGGTGCTGGAAAGATTCATTATAATAGTCCATATACCGTAGATAAATATGCGCACACATGGAGAAGAAATACTGGTTCAGTTGCAATTGCTGCGGCAGCAATGGGACATGCTGGTCAAAAAAATGGTTATATTGAAAGAAAAGGTTGGGCAGAAAATCCACTAAAACATGTCCAAGTCAATTCAATGACTCTCGAAGCAGCAAGATTAGCACTTGCATGGGGTTGGAAAGAAAGTGATATTAACATTCGAAACATAATGACTCATGCAGAAGCTGCTGCAAATAGAGATGGAAAATCACCTACAGTAAACTATGGTCCTGGTGGAGAACCAGAAATAAGATGGGATTTATGGTATCTCACACAGGGTGGTGCAAAGTGGAGTGGTGGAGAAATCATGCGTGGCATGATCAAACAACACATGAGAAATTTGAATCGTCAGGCAAATGCTGGCACCACCACTCAAACTTCAAATGCAATCACACCCACTGAAGATCAAACTCAACTTGTAAGTACCATAAGTCAAGAGGATGATGAAGAAAATGTGATCTATATACAAACAGTTGAAAAAAGAACTTATATTCCAGTCCCGGTAATGGCATAAAATAAAATGACACAAGCAGTAGCAGCATCAAAATACGAAGTCATGTCAATCTCTAATAAAAGAGGTGAAGTTATTTTGGCAGGAAAAGTTGTTGCCTTTGATTATTATGAGAGCATACTGTCTCCGAATATAACGGCAAATATGATAGTCGTGGATAGTGGTGGTTCTGCTTCATATGATAGTAAGTATGATCCGCAAGAAAGAGCCGGTACAATTTATAACGCATTTCCAATTAAAGGAAGAGAAAAGGTAAAATTCAAAATTAAATCTGCATTAGGAACACTTGATTTTACAAATAGACCCTTATTTGTAAATGGTGTTAGTAATCCAGATCAAAATTCTCAAAGGGAATCAATTTTATTAAGTCTGTTTTCTGAAGGAGCAAAACTTAATTCAGAATCAACTGTAATAAGAAAATATGATGGAAACATTGGACAATCTGTCAATAATATTTTAAATGAATTTGTAATTTCAAAAAGTGAGTTTGTGAAATTGAATTCTGCCAATATACAACCTACTGCTAATGCATATAATTTTGTCGGCAACAGTAAATCTGCTTTTGAAGTCATTTGTAATCTCGGATCAAAATCTATTAATGGAGAAGATAGTGCTGGATTTTTATTTTTTGAAACTCAAGATGGATTTAATTTTAAATCCATCGATAATTTAATTGCCACTAAACCTAAAGCAAGATACTATAAAGGAGAGGGATTAACAGGATCAATATCAAGTAATCGTGATAATTTAAAAATTTTATCTTCTGTTATTAGAAAAAATCAAAATATTTTGAATGCCTTAAATCAAGGAGTTTATTATTCGAGAAACATTTTTTTCAATCCAAAAACTTTTGAAGAAACTGAAATTGAATATAGATTTACTGAAGGTAAATTGGTAAAGTCTCTAGGAAAATCAGCAGAAGCACCTGACGTAAACGCATATACTAAAACAAATTATAATATATTAGATATTGGCACACTTGAACAAACTGTCGCGGGTGATGATAATAATGATCCGAAAGATTATCGGGCACAGGCAGCAATGAGATATAATATATTATTCAGTCAGTTGATTGATATTCAAGTTCCGTGCAATCCAAATCTGAGGGCAGGAGACACAATTCATTGTGATTTTGAAATTATTACACAATCAAAGAAAGTGCAAGGTTTTGAAGACCCTGTTCAAAGTGGTAAATACTTAATAGTTGATTTATGTCATCATTATGAACCAACAAGATCTATCACATCACTGACACTGGCTCGTGATAGTTATGGTCTTTATACTACTAAAAACGAATCATGAGAAGCGCATCACTACCAGAAGGATTTTTTCTAGGACAAATTCCACCCAATTGGAATGAATATCTGCGAGCTTCATCATGGAAAGATGCACATAACAATAGAGTAAAAGTTAGAATACCCGGAAAACATTCCAAAGGTGATGAAGTATGTGATAAAGATTTACCTTGGGCTATTGTAGAACAATCAACTTCGAGTGGAAACTTAAATGGTTCATCCGTTGGATTGTGGGGTGGTGAATGGGTAACCGGATATTTTTTAGATAAAGATGAACAACTTCCAGTAATCACTGGAGTTCTGGGTGCTAATACTATAGAAGAAGGAAAAATAAGTGAATCTGCATGTAGTACACAATTTAAACCTGTCAAAAGATTTAATAGTGGTTTAGTGGCACCTGCATCTGCGATAGGGAGTGGAAATAAACCAAAGGAACCTGCTAAAATAGATAAAAAAACTGTAGAGGAAGCAACAAAAGGCATGGGTGAAGGTAGTAAATCTGATGCAGAACTAGAAGCAGAAGGTCAGACAGAAGATCAGAGTCCAGCAGAACTAGCAGCAGAAGAAGATATCTTTATTAATCCAGATGCTCCGGACCCAGAATCAACCTCACAACAAGTCCAACAAAGTGATGACATGCTGTGGGGCCCCGGCGTACCACCTGCGACAGAACAACAAATAGCTGAGAGTGCTGCGCTTGATAAAGAGACAGATCAGGAGCGAGCAAAACGTCGTATAGAACTCGTAGGAGAAGAAAGATATAGAGAAATACAAGAAAAAGCATTTCCATTTGCTAATCCAGCTAAGATTCAGGCAAAGATCGATTATGCTAAAGGAAGAATAGGAATAGACGAAATTCCAGATTAAAAAAAAATAAGTTCTATTAAAGGTGATAAATACGAGCATAAGGAGGTAAAATTATAGATGTCAATTTCCGCGCAGGATAAGGAACTTTTAAAAAAACTCTCAT